GATTTACCTGTTGCAAATACAATATCGGTATTATTAACAGAAGCACTAAAAGTATCATCCGCTTCTGCCCATATTGAAGCTGCTATTGCAATAGCATCTGTGCCATCAGATTCTAAAGGCGATTGAAAATCTATTCTTCCTAATTTATTTCCATCAACAACGGTCAGTTCACCAGTTGTAAGTTTTAATAAGCCAGCGCCTGCTGCAGTTGCTCCTCGTACTTCGAGTGCATCTGCTGACTCATCATATAGTCCATATGCACCAGCAGAAGCACCAAAGAATTTTACATCGTGTCCTGTGTCGTCGACACCAACTGTTATAGTACCTAGTGCTGTTAAACTAGCACTGCCTAAAGTTAAAAGGTCTGTGTCACTTGTATGTCCAATTGTTGTTCCATTAACAATAACATTATCAACGGTTAAAGTTGTAAGAGTACCTAAGCTTGTCACGCTGCCTTGTGCAGCTGTTGCTAAAGTTCCTGTTAATGTTCCTGTTACTGTAAGATTGTCAGCTATTGTTGTTTCTGAAGTTGTATGTCCAATCGTTAATGCGATTCCTGAAGTCTCAGTTGCAATTTTTAACGCACCTTGTGAATTTGTAATATATGAATTAGTACCATCGTGATAAAGAGTTAAATCTGTACCGGCACCTAATTTTAGAATGTCGCTATCACCTAGAGCAACGTGAGTAGCAAAAGTTGCTACACCTGTAACACCTAAAGTTCCACCAACGGATGTGTCACCCGTTGTTGTAAGATTGTCAGCTATTGTTGTTTCTGAAGTTGTATGTCCAATAGTAACTGCAATACCTGAAGTTTCTGTTGCTAACTTTAAAGCGCCTTGTGCATTGGTAATGTAGGAATTTGATCCATCATGATACATGAGCATATCATTGCCAGTACCAAATTTAGCATTGGCACTATCCGCGAATGTCGCATGAGATCCTGTTAATACATTGAAAGCATTCGCAGTAAATGTAAAATCATCTGCGCCCGCAATTTCAATATCGATCTGATCATCCGTACTTGCGGTAATACTTGTATCAGAATCCGCATCAAGTGTTAGTTCATTGCCATCCAGGTCATATCCCGCAGTAGATCCAATACCTGAATCAACGAGATTTGGATTAGTACCGTCATCAGCAGTAGCATAAACAATTTTAGTTCCTTTATCTGTCGCTGCAAAAGTAAGACTGCTTCCTGATCCAGAAACATATTTAAATTGAACGGTGTAAGCGCCTGATGTGCCATTTACAAGAACAAACATTTGTTGAACATCCAAGGGAATGGTTACAACTTGGTTACCAGTGATGGTTCCTGTAAATTTTATGATTCTATGTGAAAGTTCAGCGCCTGTTGATCCATCAGAAACGGACAGCGTTGTTGTTTGAGCTGAACCCGCTATGGATTTTTCAACATAACCGCCAACCATCTGTTCGATGATTTGTAAATTGGTATTAGTTTTAGATCCCCAGTCACCGGCATTTTCGCCGGTTGTCATTAACTCAGTGCCTAATCCTGTATAACTTGATGCCATTAAGCGCTCCCTACAAATATTTCAACATCACATGCTGCTGTATCTGTATCAACTGTAATATCTACTAAGTCAGAAAGACCTGAAGCTAAAGCTGATCCCGCTGCTTTCATTGTATCTACAACGCCACCGCTATTATCACCTGGATAAATAAACGAGTGCCCTGCATCTACTTTCATTCTAAATTCTGTATTGTCTTCATCTCTAAAAGTTAACATAATATGATTTGATGAATCTAAATTTGTAATTCTAATATATCTAACATCACCGTCATCAAACATTCCTGCAACATAACCAACTTTATTAGCTGTTACACCAACGCTACTAAGCGCTGATAAAAATCCTATTAATCCACATTCTGTTGTTGATGCGGTTACAACTCTTTTTACAACTTCATTGACGCTGGAAATATCCAATGCTCTTTCCGATCCATAATCGATGTTATTGAGTGTAATTGCTTCTTTGATAGTTGTTGTTAGTGTTGCCATATTTTAATTCCTTACGGTGTCTGAACCGGAACGGGTATACGTGGTTCTCCATCCGTATAGTCGTCTCGTCTTCTTCGACCTAATTGTTCTGCACCAAACTTTTGTACTTCGGTTTGATACTTTTGTTCATATAGTTGTAACATATCTTGCGGGCCTTTCAAATAACTAAAGGCTTCTACAAGACATGCATACAATAATCCATTGCCAAAGTTAAGACTTAAATACGTCGTCGTATTCGCTGAACTTAATCCTATCGGTCTGGCGTTATAATGAATTTTGTACATAAAAGCTGAGCTGGGTGTGGGCACAACGGTAATCCGTCCTGAAGAAGTTGCTCCCGTTCCTTCCGCTCCTCCTGACATCGCGTAATATTTGGGTGTCCCTGTAGTCGTTTCAGCGGCGTCATATTCCCTGAGATAACTAATGTCTTTCTTAATTAAGAAGCTATTGGCTCCTGTCGCAACCGATGTTGAAGTATAAACTTGAAGATCTCTGACAAATAACGTTCCAGCCGGAGCATAAACATTGTCTTTAGAGGCAGTCAGATTACCTATCATTTCCTTTCGATCGGCATCAATGGGAATCTCTCTTTGTATTCTAAGTTCAGAGTTATCTATGAATTGATCGGTGATCGTACTGGATAACACTGAAGTCCCCACTTCCGTGTAATTCTGAATTGCTGTTGTAAGTGTTGAGTATGTAAATCCTGCCATTATTTTTTACCTTTAGGTGGTTTATATCCTTCATAATATTCGTCAGAATAAATTCTCTTTTTAGCCGCTTTTTGATACCATTTAATTCTAGCTTCTTTCGAACCTTTTTTAACTGCTGCTTTAAGTGCTTGTGTTACTGCGTATTTTATTACCATTATGCTGTCAACGTTGCCGGACCAGCCGAGCAATTATTGCCTCCTCCTGATAATCCTCCAGCTGTAGCAGTATTCGTATCTACAGTAAAGTGGTAGTAGTCATCGGTATTCGTGATCGTGCCGCTTGAATCTCGCGTACCAACGGTAATCGAGTAGCCAGCGGCTTTTGCTACATTAGATCCACTGATACCATCAAAAGTTAAAGGATTTTGATAAGCGTCTGAATCTGAACTTGTCCACACTGGACCTCTGAATCTTACCGTGTCACTTGTGGATCGTCCGTGACTTTTTTCAAAAACGTTTATAATGCCCGATCCTGCCGAAATAGTTTCAAAAGGATTTGGTCCTAGTATTCCAACAACTGTCTCTTCAGTTCTTCCTGGTCTTGCATGTCTTAAACCATGTCCTTCTGTACCATAGTGTTTTTTCTCATCTTGAGGATGTCTTGGTTCATATTCAGATTTATGAACAAAGGAACCGTTCCATTCCCTAATCATTTCATTATAGGGAAATTCCATTCCACTTCTATCTGATATCGCCTTAGCGTATTTTCCTCTTGCAAATGCCATAGTTATCCACTCGGGTAATAAGACTCCGGAGTTATATAAGTGCTTGTAGAAGATCCATCTTCCGCCAAAGCTCTTTTTAATTCATCTTCATATAATAATTTTAATTCTTGCACTCGTTGCGGTGCGTATTTTTGTGCCAGATAAAATGATAAACCAGATGCCATACAAGGCACAAAACGATAAGGCACATCAGTTGCATCAGTATAAGTTGCATCCGCATCTTGAATTCTTTTTACAAAATAAATGTGCATGTCTTTTGATGCATTAGAAGAATCTGCCGTTGGATAAACAGTTATAGTAGTTTTATCAATCAGTCTTTGAACGAAATATCTAGAAGGGGTTCCTTTAGATAATTTATTAGCTAAACCGGAATAGGTTGATCGATCTGTTTTTGTAAGCGTGGAATCAGCTTGATCTGTGGCAGTTCTATCAGTTCTAAGTGTCGCTTCTAAAACGTCGGCAATACCATACGTTGCTGTTCCTGTTGTTCCACCAACAGTCACAGAAGAAGTTCCATCTCCTGTAGCTCTATAAAAAGTGTATTCCGCTTGACCTTCGATTAAGTCAATATTGGTATCGCCTACTTCCCAGTAGTGCAAACCTCTATTGCCCCATTCTTGAAACATGACGTTTAAAGAACGTCTAGCTGTTTTTAGTTGATATCCCGAAACAGATTGTAAGCCAATTCGCTCATAAGCTTCTTCGATAATCTCATCAACAGCGAATGTCTTGTCGAACGTTACTGTTCCGGAAGTAGTATTAGCCATATGCTACCTCCTAACTATAAACTTTAATCCACTCGCAGTGTACGCTAGCTGTGTCTCCAGCACTAACAGCGGGCAACGTTAATTTAACATCCCCTGTTACTCCTGTTGCTTCAGTATTTTTTATTCCACCAATACTACTAAAGTCATGACTTCCATTGTAATTAAGTGTTAAAAATTGAACGTCGGTATCTGCATCCCAATATAATCTTACAGCATCGACAGGTGCTGTTACGGAAACATTGTACCATATTTTATTCAATCTAACTCTAGAGCAAGAAGCTCCAGCTGGATTTGTGTTTAATCCTGAAACATCCACAATAGTAGTTGTACCACCACTATTATCAGAGATATTTGTGTACGTTGTGATTAGTTTTTTGTCACCATCAAATTGTGTGACTGCTGAAACTGAATCTGCCATTTTTCCTCCTTTTCAAAGGTGGGATCATTACATCCCACCTCGAGTTTATTATTTATTAGCCGTTATTGTAATCAAAAGCTGCGCCCCAAATTTTAATAACTAATTTACCTGCTGTGTAAGCAGCTTCAGTAGCTGTTCCACAAGTTAGGTAAACATATTTTAGTGAAAGTGCTGCTAA